GAATATATTATAGTGGAGGAAGTATTAAATTATGGAATGATTTTTTTACAAATGCGAAAATACACGGAGTAGATATATTACACAAACATAATATTTGGGGAGGAATTAGAAATAGAGATAAAATTATTTTGCATACATCATGTGATGCATATAATACTGAATTTTTTACTACTACATTTTTAAATAAAAATATAAAATTTGATTTTATGTTAGATGATGGACCACATACATTAGAAAGTATGTTACAATTTATAAAATTATATTCTCAGATAATGACAGATGATGGTATTTTAATCATTGAAAATATACCATCAATAGATTGGTTTGATCTTCTAAAAAATGAAGTACCGGACCATTTGAAACAATATATTAAAACATATGAATTAGGTAAAAATAAAAATAAATTTGATGATATTGTTTTTACAATAGATAAATATAATAGATAAAACTATTATATTATTTTAGTATAATGAACAATTCTATTTTGTCAGGAACAAATGTATCCCCCTTAAAACAAAACATGGAAGACGGACAATTCTCTCTTATGCGAAATATATATCGACGAACAAATGATCTGCATCGAAATAATGCAGGAACTAGTATGAATTTAACATATCAAGATAGTTCTTCTTATATGGAGAGAAAGAAGGCACAAGCAGTTGGTAAGAAAACATATAATTCGCCATTAAGTTATACATCACGTGATCCAGTAAATACACAACATATTAAAAGACGAGTAATTTCAGCGGGAACTATTTCTCCTAAAAAGAAAGGACTTAACGTCTAGCGCGAGATTTTTTTCCACTTTTTGTTGTTTTTTCCTTTTTAACAAAACCAAACTTGCCCTTTTGTGCGAAATAACCATGCTTTTCAAGGCGCTTCTCTTTTTTAGCGGTTAGATGCTTTTTACGCGAAACAATCTCGCCGTGTTTATTCTTTATTAAATCTTTTTTAGTTAATCCACCTGTAGTTTTTTTTGCGTTTCCATGAAAAACTTCAGCTCTTGATCCAAATGTTCTCTCGGGCATTATATATTTAATAAAGATAATAATTATATATTTATTAATCGTGGGGTACCACTTACTATTGGGGCTTTATCTGAAAATACCATTATATTTTTGGCATCTAAATAACCAAATTGTTGTGTATATATGCTAATTGGCTGAAATGATCCGGTAATTGTTATTATTATTGTACCCGAATAAAAATCATACACTCCGTCCGTATCCACTCCTGTCCCAATCACATTATCTGTAATCTTTGTACTTATTTTTTTTCCGACATAACTAAAATTGTTAGTTTGGTTCTTATTCAAAAATGCTAATGTATATATTGGAGCTACGTATAAATAATACGTACCGATGTTTAATGCAAATGTGAAATTCGTATAATATAATACAGGTGTTTTATCATAAATGTCCTGAATATATAAATGAAGACCATCATAATTTATTGCAGTTAATATAGAACTTTGTGTTAAATATTTAATAGTAGTGCTTGTATTATTATTAATATCATAACTTCTAGGAACAAGAGGAACTATTTGGGGTGGTGGCATATTTTTACATGTATTAATTCGTTTTTCACTTACAGTATCCAATTGTATACCAATATATTTTAACATACATCCCCAAAAATCATACCTATATAATCCTAGCCTATATACATCATACGAATTATAGCTTGGATCTGCTGTTCCAAATATACGATTTTCTTTTTTATTGTATGTATATAATTTGTTATAACTAATATCTTGTGGTATGGTTAATACTAATTTTGCACCTACGTATCCAGCTGATATGTCACTTCGTGTTAAATATTTATATTCATTATCATTTTTATCTATACTAAATGATAATTCTGTCCCTCTATTAGAGGTATGTTCTAAATTGAATGCATAACTATTCGTTGGGATAAATACATCATCTGCAAAATTTTTAAATACAAAATATTGTGCAGTTTCTGTCATAGATCGAGTAATAACATAAAATGTTTTCGTAATAGTTATATCATTAATATTTATCGGTGGTGGTATAATAACGGGAGGTATAGGTATTATTCCATATATAGCATTTTTTTCATCTTGTGTCAAACTATTAATAATATTAGTTAACATAGTTAATAATGCGGGTTTTTGTACAGAAAGAGGTTGTAATAATCTGATGTATCCAGCATAATCATAACATAATAATAATTTTTTATTTTTGTCAAAATCTCCCGATAATATAATCAAGTTAATATTATCTGAATTTGAGTTACTATAACTAACACGATGTGTACCTGACGTTTTTACCATTTGTGCCTGTAGCATTTTACTAGATACTCCATTATGTTTTTTTGTTATACCAATATTGCATTGTTTACTACTACAAGATAATTTCATATTATAAAAGCAAATATTTTATAAAATTGATTTAATATTTATTCATGAATAAATATTAAAAGATGTCTCTTGAACAATATCAGGAAAAAAGCGAGAAGGAACATATTTTGGAAAATCCTGATACATACACTGGATCAATTGAAAATGTATCTGGTCCTATGTACATATTTAAAGATGGAACGATTCATTTACAGGATATAGACTATAATCCTGCGCTATATAAATTATTTGATGAGGCCATTGTAAATTGCGCTGACCACCATGTAAGAACAAAAAAGCGAAAAGAAACTGAACCTGCTACCGAAGTAGTGACATCTATACAGATTGAGATTAAAGACAACATGATTACTATGACGAATAATGGGGACGGCATTGATATTGAATTACACCCAACTCTTAAAATATATATTCCTGAAATGATATTTACACGATTGAGAACTTCTACTAATTATGATAAAGCCGAAAAGAAAATTACTGGAGGTAAAAATGGGTTTGGTGTAAAATTAGTATTTATTTGGTCAACATGGGGGCGTATTGAAACTGTAGATGCTAAACGTGGTCTAAAATATGTGCAAGAGTTTGAAAATAATTTAGATATTGTTCATAAGCCTAAAATCACTGAATCTAAGAAAAAACCTTATACGACTATTCAGTTTATCCCCGATTACAAACGTCTTGGATTAGAAAGTCTTACTCAACAAATGGTGCAATTATTTCAAAGGAGAGTCTATGATATGTCGGGTATTACTTCTAAAGAAGTTAAGGTTAAATATAATGATGAACTTATTCCAGTAAAAGATTTTAGTCAATATATTCAATTATACACGAAACAAGATTCAGTGAGTGAAACTCATGACAGATGGTCTTATACGATCACACTAAGCGACGAGTTTAAACAAGTCTCATTCGTAAATGGAATCTTTACTTCGAAAGGTGGCCGGCATGTTGATTATATTGTGAATCAAATCGTAAAAAAATTGTGTGAATATATTCTTAAAAAGAAAAAGATTGAAATTAAACCAACTATCATTCGAGAGCAAATAACCATTTTCTTAAATTCTACTATTGAAAATCCTTCGTTTGATAGTCAGACGAAAGACTATTTAAATACACCTGCAAGCAAGTTTGGATCTACTTGTGCAGTAGGCGCTAAATTTATTGAAAAGTTGGCAAATCTTGGTATCATGGAAACGTCTTGCGAATTAAGTGAAATTAAAGATAAAAAACAAGCAAAGAAAACTGACGGGTCTAAGAGCAAAAGGATTCGAGGAATTCCTAAGCTAACAGATGCGAATCTTGCAGGCAGTAAAGACTCGAATAAATGCACTCTGATATTGTGTGAGGGAGATTCAGCTAAATCAGGTATTGTATCAGGCTTGTCGGCTAGTGACCGAGATACGTATGGTGTCTTCCCAATGAAAGGAAAGCTGTTCAATGTGCGAGGCGAAACAACAAAGAAAATTAATGAAAATGCAGAGATTGCTGATATCAAAAAAATTCTAGGTTTAGAAATGGGAAAGACCTATACAGATACAAATGATCTTCGATATGGAAATATCACGATCATGACCGATCAAGATTTGGATGGGAGTCATATCAAGGGCCTATTAATTAATATGTTTGAATGCCTGTGGCCATCGCTTCTTAAGATTGATAATTTTATAGGATTTATGAATACTCCAATTCTAAAAGCAAGCAAAGGTTCACAATCGATATCGTTTTACAATGATCACGAGTATGAATTATGGAAAGCTGACCATACTGGATGGAAAATTAAATACTATAAAGGGCTTGGAACTAGTACATCAACCGAATTCAAAGAATACTTTAAAGTAAAAAAAAACGTAGGCATCTGTGTAATTGATACGGACATCGATGACATGGATATGTTGTTTAATAAAAAGAAGGCCGACTTTCGAAAGACTTGGCTGTCAGACTATAATAGAACAGACCAAGTAGATACAACTAAAAGTAAAATTATGCTTGGTGAATTTATTCACAAAGAAATGAAACATTTCTCTAAATATGATTGTGACCGCTCTATTCCCAATTTGATGGATGGATTTAAAATTTCACAACGAAAAATTATATTTGGCGCATTTGAGAAAAATTTAAAAGATGAAATTAAAGTGGCGCAATTTAGTGGTTATGTGTCTGAGAAGTCGGGCTATCATCACGGCGAAGCAAGCTTAAATGGTGCGATTGTAAACATGGCACAAGATTATGTTGGATCAAATAATATTAACTTGTTAATGCCTAATGGACAATTTGGAACACGTCTTCAAGGCGGTAAAGATAGCGCTTCTGAAAGATATATATTTACGAAATTAAATATTCTAACACGACTTATCTTTCAAAAGAAAGATGATGCAATTCTATCATATTTAGATGATGATGGTACGCCTGTAGAGCCCATCTTTTATATCCCGATCATTCCAATGATTTTAGTAAATGGAACCGAAGGAATTGGTACTGGCTTTAGTACAAAAATTCCGTGCTTTAATCCTTCTCAAATTATTAAATATATAAAGGCTCATTTAGAAGGAGCCGAATTAAATGCATACACTGAATTTACTCCATACTACAAAGGATTTAAGGGGCACATTGAGAGAGATGAAATACCAACTCGTTTCATCACATATGGCGTACATACTATTAAAAAAAATAAAGTAGAAATCACAGAATTGCCTATCGGTATTTGGAATGAAGATTACATTATCTTTTTAGAAAAATTAATTGATGCAGGCACTATCAAAGACTACAAAGATATGTCTACTGATAAAAATGTAAATATTTCAGTTGTGTTACAAAATGAAAACATTGATGTAGTAAAAACACTTAAATTATCTAGTTACTTATCGATCAACAATATGAATCTGTTTAATGAGAAAGAGCAATTGACTCACTACAATGAAATACATGAAATATGTGATGCCTTTATAAAAGTCCGTATCGAATATTATGATGTTCGCAAAAAGTATTTGATTAAACAGCTTGAAAAAGATACAGAAATATTGAAAAATAAATATACATACATTACCGAATTGCTTGAAGGATCACTTGATTTAAGGAAGAAAAGTATTCAACAGATACAGGATATTTTAGAAGAAAAATCTTATATCAAATGTGAAAATAGTTATAATTATCTTGTAAAAATGACAATGGATAGCGTATGTGAAGAGAATGTTAGATCACTTCAAAAAGATTACAAAGATAAGTTAGATGAATTAGAAACAATCAAAAATACAACGATTCAAAAAATGTGGTTGAATGAATTAATATATTTAGAAAAATTTATGTAACTCTAATGTTTTATCAGTATATTCAGAGATAGGTTTATCAAGAGGGACTACTAGTGTAGATGCATCCTTTTTGTACATGATATAACCTTCAACTTCGCTACATATTTTAGGAACACAATAATCAACAACTATTTTATTTAAATCTATTATTTGATTTGTTAAATTGTCAGGTTGATTAATGCTATGTTGCAAAAACATGGCGCGCATTATCACATTTAAAACATCCTTATTTTGTTCATCTATTATATATTTTTGTTGAGAATAATGATATACGCCTGCCCTCAAAGCATTTTGTATAATTTGAACATTTTTAACAGAAAAAAATAAATTGGAAACAGCAGTATTTTGCTGTGTATATTTTAAATTATCATACATAGTTCTGTTATCTTTTACTATTTTATCTTGTAAAAAAAAGGGTGTTCCATTTTCTTTAAAATCGATTCTTCCATTCATTAATATAATATTATATTTAAATATATGATATTTTACAAAAATGTTTTAATTTCTACGATTCTTTCTGCATTATTATTAATAGCTATTGTTGGAGCAGTAATGTTTTATTTAAAGAATAAACAAGAATTTCCTCCTGCAATTGGTGCATGCCCTGATTATTACGATTTAGATGCTTCTACTAATATGTGTAATAGGACTCCTGCATGGGGTGAACCTCCTGAAAGTGCAGGTACTACAAATTGCATGACAATTGATTTTACACAGCAATCATATTTACTGCCTGGATCAAGTGAGGGAAGCGGTATATGTAATAAAAAGGATATTGCAACTAAATGCGGAGTAACTTGGGATGGAATTACGAATAACTTTTCTATATGTTAAAACCAATATAAATATGATATTGATTATAT